GGGGAAGGGCATCAAAGCGCGATCAACCGCCATCTCTCTCTCCTTACAGGTCGCGGAACTTGCCGCCCTTCACGGCAGCACCCATACCACGAGCGGTACCAGAGGTACCCATGGTCATCTTGCCGCCGAACATCTTCTTCGGACGCATGGCACCACCGACCATCACCGGCTTGCCGAGGCCACTCATCTTGCCCTTCAGGGCATCCTTCGGCTGCTTGCGGCTCTTCGGAGCCTCCATCTTCTCGCTCTTAGCAGTTTTGTTCTTCATCGTTTAAATCCTCAGTAGTAGGAAGTCTTTCGTTTGTAGACTGGCTGATCCTTGTAATCAGACTGGAGAGAGATGAACCCTCCCTTGCGGTAGCGTAGGAGAGCCTGCGTCCCTGAGTCCACATAGTCATCATGCTCTCCGGCAGGAAAAGACGCAAATTCCTCAACCACTTCCTCCGCAAAACGGGTGTTGGGTCGCCATATCCTGCCACTGGAGAAGAGATCAGCAATGGCGTTTACACGGGCAACTTTATCATTACCGCGTGACGGGGTGTATTCCGATACTGGGATGCCCATGGCCCTTAGTTCGAATATCAGGGGGGTACCTGCTGCTTTGGCTTCCACAATCAGGGCATCCGGCTTCCAGTAGTTGTACAACTCCCATGCCCGTTTCTTGAGGGTGGGGAACTCCATCTTCTCCTTATGGGCATCCATAAGAATGATGTTCGACTGCATCGCCCCAGACCCGTCTGGGTGGTAGAAAACACCCCAAGTGGTACAGGCTGAGTAGTCTGATCGCTCCTTCTTCAGGAACGCGGTATCCCATGACTGGATCAAAAACTGACACTGCGGGGGTCTGTCTTGCTCCCAGACCTTCCACCAGTCCCGTTTAATCAGTGCGCCCTCTTCGGAGGTGGGATTCTGCTGGTACTGGGCCTGCCATTTATGGGTAGGGATTTCTTCCCGGATAGCCTCCAGTTCCTCTAAGGGCCAGAACTCAGGCCACAGGGGTTTGCCAGAAGGAAGGATTGCCGGGAACTCAATGACCTCCCATTCATCCCCCCCTCTCTGGGCGGATGCCTTGAGAACCTGCCCTACCAGATCCCGCTTCGACCAACGGGTACAGATCACCACAATCGCCCCACCGGGCTGAAGACGCTGGCGGGGTCCGGAGGTGTACCACTCATACGCATGGTCAAACACGGCAGGATCCGAAGACTGACCCTCCTGTTCATCATGGGGGTCATCGATGATCAGAAGATCCGCACCCTTACCGGTGACAGCACCCCCGATACCAATGGCGAAATAGTCACCCCCCTTGGAGGTACTCCACCTACCTGCCGCCTTGGAGTCCGCCCGAAGGGATGTATCAGGGAATACAGCCCGGTAATCCTCCGAATCCACCAAGTTACGGACCTTACGCCCGAAACCTACCGCCAGTTCCGCAGTATGAGAAGACTGAATCACCTTCTTCTGTGGGAACTTGCCCAAGAACCACGCGGGAAACAGAAAAGACCCGAACTCAGACTTGGTATGCCGGGGTGGCATACAAATGATCAGCCTCTTGAGTTTGCCAGAAGCGATTTCCTCAAACTTCTGACCCATGATCTTGTGATGCCGACCCGAAATGAAACCGGGCCACACCCTATGCACGAACGAAATGAAACTCTCTTGAGACAATTCCTTCGTCTTGGCCTTCTCATACTCCTCAAGAAGCCCATAAAACTCTCTCTGCTGATCCTCAGGTAGGGTTTTCACTAAACCCATGATTCTAGGAAGGTTTTCCTGAGTGATATGCATCGAATGTACCTCAAAATGCAGGGACAATAGCCCCCGTTTCATCACAACTTCGTCTTCGCGCCGTCTCCCCTATCACCTCTTCTCTACACCCCCCCCTCAAAAGGGGGGTGTAGAGATTGACACTACAATATTCCCTTACAATATCCCCTTTAACGCATCACTTCGATGTATGGATTGCTCGTGTTCACCTTTAGTCAGTCCCTCGACTCGCAATCCTTTATAACAAGTCCGATTGTATCACAATAATTGGGGAAAGTCAATAAGAAATACACCAGAAATGCTAAATTTTTTGCAAAAAATTTTACCTGACACCCATATACCCCCTTTCTACACGCATTTTCCCCACAAATTCCATACAAAACAGGAACTTACGGAACATTAACCCCTACCCCCACCCTACATTTGTTGCGTAAATGATACAGATAGGGGCGAAAGTAGGGGATCGGATGAGTGAAATCGTATATATAGGGTACGCGGGTACGCGCATGTCACGCGGGGGGGTGCGGGTGCGCGATTAGACCGCGCATGCGCCTGCGTTTAACCCCCCACGGGCGCGTGTGCGATTAGACCGTGCGCGTCACGCGCTTCCTCATCCCCGGAACCCGCATCGTCGCTGTCACCGGAACCATCATCGTCATCGTCCGCATCGTCTAAACGCTCCGGCAGCATGTCGATGACCGTGACCTGAGGCGCAGCGGCTGACAGCAGCGCACCTAGTCGCCGTTCAAGTTCCACCGCGACCATCGCAGCAGGACGGTCGCGCCTGTCCTCGATGACCTCGATGAACGCGTTGCATGTCTTGCCCCACAGTTCCACCGCACGGAGCCGCACATGGTCAGGACGCGCATCGTCCTCAGCGAACTGGCGTAGCAACTTGATGACCTTGGAGCGGTCTGAGACACCCTTGACCTCCATTATCCGCATCCTCTCGCCCATTAGCGCATCCACTGCCGCCCTGATATCGCCCCGTTGCGCCAATCCTGAAGCCTTGTTGCGGATGGTGTCGCCCTGCATGTCTGTCGCGTCATACGCGAACTTGTACGCATCGCTCTGCGTCATGCCGTCTGCGAGATTCTCCGCGAATTTCCGCTGTTTTGGTGTCAACCCGTACTGGTCTCGTATGCCTGCCATTCGATCTGATTTCCCTTGTTTTGCAGTGATTAGGTAATTCTTTGACTACGCAATGAGTGGTCTTGTGCCTTTGTCACCCTGTTTTCGGGTCTGAAAGTACCTGCGGTGCTGATTAAACGCAAACTAAATTCGACCGATAATCAATGACTTAGTGTATTTGTGGTCGTGTAAACGAAGAAAGTTGTTGCATTGTGGTCATGTAATCCCTACAGTACGCATCACCGGCAGCGGCAACGCCACCGGGATGAAGCGAACCACCGGCACTGCATGAGAGACGCAAGTCTCCCCAGACGGAAAGGGACGCGAAGGGTGACGACATGATTGTCTCAGGCGACCACCGCCACCACCCGCTGCTGAGATGCAGCCGCACGGGAAACCCGTACAGCGATATACACCACTGGGCTGATTGACTGACCAGAGCATCCTGCGGGGTGCTGCGGTGAGTCACTACAACACCGCACCCCACTGGATGCGGGTGCAACATGGAGGACGACATGCAGATTCAAGTCGAGCAGCGGAGCGTGTACGGGGCAATCAAGTTCTACCCGCTCTGCCCGGAGGGCAAGCAACTGGCTGCCCTGATGAAACAGAAGACATTCGACGCTCAGAACCTGCGCGACATCAAGCGCATGGGCATCGATGTCAGCGTGACGGTCGTGATTGTTCCCGAATTCAAGTAACAGGAGATTGACCATGAACATCAAGAAAGCAGAGGCCGCATTCAATCTGGCGCAGCGTGAGCGTGACGATGCGATGCATCAGTACGAGGCCATCCTCGAACTGCTCGACGAGCCGCAGCGCGTCTGCGACGAGTGCCGCTCGACCATGTCTGAGGGCTACTGCGTCATGGGTGGGATGAAGTACTACTGCTCCGACGCTTGCTTGCACAAGCACTTCACTCCCGAGGAATGGGAGGAAATGTGCAGCGACGATGACGATGCGCTTGAGCCTAGCGATTCCTATTGGACTGAATGGGAGACCGCAGACTACGAGGAACTGGACGATGCCGAAGCCGCGCTCGAAAAGGCGGAACAGGCACTCACCGCCGCCCGTCTCGAACTGGGCCGGGCGCGTCTTTCTGAGGGAGGCTGAACATGACGAACTTCACAGAACGCGAACCGTGGTTGGCGGCTGCTGCCGTCGCCCTACAGCACCAAGTGTTCCCCCGTGCAGGGATTGAACCCGCGCAGTGGGAGCAGCGTCGATACCGTGTCGCATGTGGGTTCCCCATTGGATATCGGGGTTCCCGGTCAGGCAAGGTGGCACTAGGTCAGGCGTTCGACCCGTCCATCTCTGCTGATGGCACCTTCGAAGTTTTCATCAACCCCATCCTCGACCGTCCCATGGATGTCCTCGCCGTTCTCGCCCACGAACTGGCGCATGTCTGGGCGGGTATCCAGTGCGGTCACCGTGGCGAGTTCGCACGGGTCGCCCGTGGCATCGACCTCGTCGGTGCGCTGACCTCGACCACTGCCGGTGCGTGGTTGTCTGCGGAACTTGCCGACATCGCGCAGATTCTGGGCGCGTATCCGCATGCCAAGATCGACCCGAACAGCCGCAAGAAGCAGGGGACGCGATTGCTGAAACTGCAATGCTCTGACTGCGGGTGGACGGCGCGTGTCTCTGCCCTTCAGGCGAACCGGCTGCATTCTGCTTCTGCTTGCCCTGTCTGCTCATCCATCGACACTCTGAAACTGGAGGCCTGAACATGACCAAGCGAACCTTCACGCTGCCCCTGTCGGACAGCGACCGTTCGTATTTGAAGATGCATGCCGTGAGGCAGGGCAAGTCGCCCAATGCCTCTGACGATGTCCTCGTCGCAATCTGGAGCGGTCTCGACCCCGCCCCGGTGGCTGCTGCGTCCCTTGACGCTGAGACCATCGAAGGCATCCGCCGTGATGCCATTGCTGCGGCAGTCGCTGCGGTCGAGCAGCATCGTCCCGTCCGCATCGAAATCAAGCAGGGTGCGACCATCCGTACCCTCCCGGCGGGTCACCGTCACGCAGTGTTCGCGGATGTCCTCGCCGCCCTGTCTGTCCGCGAGAATGTGTACCTCGTCGGCCCTGCGGGTTCCGGCAAAACGACCATCGCGGCTCAGGCTGCTGACGCACTGGAACTGCCGTTTTACTCGACCGGCGCAGTCGGCATGGCGTACCAGTTGCAGGGGTTCATCAACGCTGAAGGGCGGTACATGGAGACCGACCTGTACCGTGCGTATGTGGGCGGTGGCGTGTTCCTGTTCGACGAGATTGACGCATCGTCCGCTCAGGCACTGTTGGCCTTCAACGCCATCGCTGCCAATGACCTCGCCGCATTCCCCTGCGGCACGGTTAAACGCCACGCCGACTTCGTCATCATCGCCGCCGCCAACACCTTTGGCGCGGGTGCTGATGCCCAGTATGTCGGGCGGTCGCAGTTGGATGCCGCGACCCTCGACCGATTCTCGTTTGTCTCGATGGACTATGACGAGCGTCTGGAACTTGCCATCTCGCCCAATGACGCATGGACGCGACATGTCCAATCGTTCCGCAAGGCGGTTCGCGAACTGAAGTTGCGCCATGTAGTGTCGCCCCGTGCAAGCATCAAGGGTGGCAAGTTGCTGTCAGCCGGTCTCGACTGGAACCGTGTCGAGGAACTCGTACTGACCCGCAACCTATCACCGCTCGACATCGACAAGGTTCGATCCAACATGCCCAAGAGGAAAGCAGCATGACCGTTTACCGCTACACCGCAGAATCATGGGACGAGTTTGTCCATGACCTCCGCACCCGCAAAACCAACTGGGGGGACACTTCGCAAGGTTCGCAAGCGATTGGCAGAGCCGATTGGTCGGGCTGTGAGACATGGGAAGAGGCACTGGAATACGCCGTCAAGGGTCACCCCGCCGGACGCGCTGCAATCGAGTCTGCGGCGGTCAAGGTGACGATGGAACCGGAACCCCTGTGGGACACGGCTCCGGTCGGCGCGTTCCCTTGCATCCCGGCGAATGCAGCCGGTGTTCCGGAGGACATGTTCGCCATGTCCGACATCGCACCGCCGTCACCGTCGCCCATCGTCCGCATCGCGGTCAACATGTCCGCACTTGCGGTAGTCGATGCACAGGACATTGTGAACCGTGGGGTCGCTATCGTCTCGCTCATCGACCGGATTCAACTGTCCGGTCGGCGTGTCGAGTTGATTGCAATCAAGCACGGCAACGATTTTTCGCGCAATGACAAGTTCGTCTGGTCTGTCACGGTTAAACGACCTGAGGAACCCATCGACATGGATAGGGTCGGGCTGTGCTTTGCCACCCCCATCATGCAGCGTAGATTTTTCTTTCGGGTCTTAGAATTCATGACCCCTCAAGAGGTTTATGCCTATGGGAAATCGCAGCACTTTGTAGACGAGTGCAGGGACTGCGACCTCGCCATCCCGAACATCAGAGGCGACGAGTACTCGACCCCTGAACGAGCAGTGAAGACTGTGATGGGTCTTTGGGCGGCGGCGGCGGCATGAGCCGCCCCTCCCCCCTTTTGCTTGCATGATTACTTGTTATCGACTATACTACTCAACATCGACACAGGAGACACGACCATGACCGAAGTTCGCCCTGAGTTTCACTACCTCAACAGACTCCGCGCATCTGGTGCCATCAACATGTTCGGTGCAGCACCGCATGTCGAAAGTGTGTTTGACCTGACTCGCAAGGAAGCGAGACAAGTTGTCAGCGACTGGATGCAATGGGTCAATGCTGACCCCACCCGACTCAACGAAGGAGACGCACGATGAACATCATCGTCGAACAGAAAAATGTCTACGGGAACATCAAGTTCTATCCGGTCAACGACCTCGCGCAGAAGTTTGCAGACTTGATGCGACAGAAGACATTCGATGTCCAAAACCTTGCAGACATCAAGGGCATGGGCATGACCATCATCATCGATCAGAAAACCATCATCATTTGAACAGGAGAGTGACATGAGAAAAATAGATTTCACCAAACTCAAATTGCCAAAACCTAACACCACAGAAGACGCGCTGACCCTCGCCCTCGTGCTTGCCATCACCGCGCCAGACGAGCAGGGTTCTAGTGACGCAACGGCTATCGCACAGGACCTATCGAAGGCTCTGTCTGAAATTGAAGTTGCCCGATGCAGGAACAGAGTAATTCAGATTCTGGAGGCAGCATGACCATACTTGAACACCTGTACGCGCTGTCAGTCGTGATTTTATTTGGCATCGTGATGGCAATAGCCGTCGTAAAAATTTCAATGCACAACGAGGACAAGTCATGAGGACTTACAAAGTAACCATCCGTGCAATCGTGACCAAGACTTTGACTGTCAAGGCAAAGAACAAGGACGATGCATACGAGGCCGCGTCTGAGGACTTCACCCCTGTCTTGCGTGACGGCGAGGATGAAGACTATGAGCAGTATCTCGTAGACATCAAGGAGAAAAAGTCATGAGTACCGAAAATTACTGGGTTGAAAAGGCACAGTCTGTGCTTGTCGGTCGAACCATCGTCGCTGCGCGATACCTCACCACAGACGAGTCTGAAAGGCTTGGTTGGAGCAGCCGCTCTGTCATCCTTGAACTCGACAGCGGCGACCTCGTGTGGCCTAGCCGGGACGATGAGGGCAACGATGCCGGTGCATTGTTCACAACAAACAGCAAGACAGACACGCTGCCCGTGATTCGTTAAGAGGAACAATCAATGAATGAATCAGATGTTGCGACTGCAAAAGAGAGGTATAAAATGATCCGTTCTGAACTCGAAAAAGAGACCAGAGAATTTGAGTTGCTCAAGCGACAGCATGAGCGACGGGTAAATCAATTGACTGACGATGTCATCAAAGCATGGTCGGACTACCACTCGACTAGGATTGATGCGGAGTTGGCGAAGAAACATACCGCCAGTGCAATCGACTTCATCAAGACCGCAATGGAGGGACAGCGATGAACGATGCTGATATCAAGTTGCTACAGGGACAGGACATCGACATGGAGATTCTCCGTGCGTTGATGAAAATCCAACACGACCTACGATTGTTGGTTGATCGTGTCGAGTCCATCGAACAGATGATGATTGCTCCACCACATGGATGGGAGGACATCGAAGTAACCAACCCCCCTTTCTGATAGGAGTTTAAACATGAGCAGAATGTTTATCGATCCGGCGACTGGCGAGATGCACGACGAGCGGTGGTTCCGTATGCAGGACATCGACCTCGACACCGTCATCGAGGCAGTCAAGATTGATGATGGAGACCTCGCGTTCGTCATCATCCCTGAGAACATAACCCGGATGAAGGTTAGGGATGAAATGGTCATCAGTCTCATCAGTCAGTTCACTGGAGCGATTCTTGAACGCATGAACGAGACTGACGATGAGGATGAGCGTGAGCAGTTGCGTGAGATTGGAAAAAGAATCTGCACCGTGATGATGTTCAACCTCGCAGAGTTGGAAAAGGAGAAGAACCATGCAGACTTTCACCAGAGCGGAGGAAAATTCCACTGGAACCGTAGTGACTTTCACTGACTGCGACGGGAACCCTGTGCTGTGGGTGTTCCCCTCACCGGGGCGCGTCTGGAAAGATCGTTGGGTTGCCTTCACCAACAGCGAGGAGTTCAATTACTTCAAGGGTTCCGAAGAAGAAGTGTTCAAGTGGGCTGATGCCTACCTGTCCAAGTGTGTTTAACCAAGGAGAGATGACATGAAGAAGTCTGTGATGCTGATTGCGATGGCACTGGCAAGCATGTCTGCTCATGCGGGTACGGCGTACCTCAAGTACGAGCGGAACACCGGCATGACCAAGCAGTGCTACTACGACTATCTTGGCAGCGAGTATGTGCGGACGGTGAGCGTGACTGCTCTGTGTCCGCTGACCATTCAGGTCAATCGCTGATTGAAGAAGCCCCGGCTCCCATCATGGGGGTCGGGGTTCTCTCACAGCAGTTTAAGATTCTCAGGCCCGATCTCACGGGTGTTGTCAGGGTCGTAGTCTGTCGGGGTTCCCAACTCCCACGCCCTGTCGTACTGAATCCACCCGTAAATTTCTACCTCCCTTAGTTCCGGCATCACCGGCTTGGCTACAAACAGCACAAGCCCCTTCCCTACCTGATGCCGTCGAACCGCTGCGCTATCACGGGTACGCAGCCTCTTCACCTCGATGTT